ATTTTATTGTGTTAAACTTGTCCGTCTAGGTTTATCCCGCTGAAAGCCTTTACTTTCTAACGAGAGTGAGTAACTTTCCTCCGGGGTAGATATAAAGATTGACATTTGGTGGGTTTAACCCACTATCCGTGTCATTTTATGACCTATCACCCAAGGATCGTTGTTGCTCCGGCAATAAGGAGGGCTAGCCCCCCACACCTTGTTGCGGGGATAGGCGTAAAATGGTACCTTTTAATTAAAATCTAAAAGCTACAAACATTAAATACATGCAACGACAAAAGTCGCTGATAAGACGTCTGTGTAAATTAACACAAATAATCTTATCCATATATTTAACGAGTGTGCCTGCAGATTTTGGTCACCGAGTTGGACAATTCAGAGACCATTTGCTTCAGTTAATGGAGGACCGAGGTATCGAATTTACACTTTCTTATGTGAAAGCATCAAGAAATTGTGTGATGAGATACGTTTCGGGTTCCCCTTTAACTGAATGCCCTGGTATTGGATTAGATAAGAGGGGTTTGCCAAATTGGCTTACTCCTGTTATTCTTAATCAACTAGCAGATAGTGAAAGTCTCAAAATCTTGTTAACGTTATTAACGTTGACAAGAGCTGTGACTTTAAAACCTGCGATGGATACTAAAACCATTGTCGATCCCTGGCAAGGGAAAGATAAGATAAGTGAGAGAGAATTCAATCTCGCCTGTCTTGGTTTAGGTATACGTCCCGGGGTACCGGATTTTAGATTTCCTCATATGTCCACGAAAAGAGGACCTCAAGGTCAGGCCATCTTGACTTCTCTATCTGAACTTACCTTATTGCCTCTTCAACTAGTATCGTATATAAAGATACTAGGAGGCTCTAAGCTGGGTAATATGATAGATGAAAATCTAGAAGGTCTTGACATTCTTGAGGCGGTTCGTCCACTCATTTTGAGGGGAAAACCATTCTTCTTTTCAGTAGCGCATTGATGAAACTATTTATTTCCGTGCAAAACGAATACTCTGAGAAAATTGTCTTTCTTCGGTGATAAGGAAGGCAAGACAAGAGTGATCGGGATCTTTGATTATTGGTCACAGTCTGCTCTTAAGCCTCTTCATGGTAGAATTAATTCTATCTTGAGGAGAATTAAGATGGACTGTACCTTTGATCAAAACCGTTTCACTCAGCATCTTGCCGAGATCAACCTGGGAATTAATTCCTACCATTCGATCGATTTAACGGCCGCTACAGATAGAATGCCTATCGCTTTTCAAGAGCGATTGGTACGACGTCTGTATGGGTCCGATGAAAAGACGAAGGCGTGGAAATCAATTCTGATTGACCTCCCATTTACTAACAAATCCCTCAAAGAGGGTGTGGTTTATGGGGCTGGTCAACCTATGGGAGCATACTCATCATGGCCAGTAATGGCACTATCACATCACATCATCGTGCAAGTGGCAGCTATCAGAGCTGGCTTATCCGGAACAAGGATAAGACCAGTTTTTGAAAACTACTGCTTACTCGGTGACGATCTTGTGATAGCAAATGATATGGTTGCTTTGGAATACAAAGCCCTGATTTCTTCTCTTGATATGCCCTTCTCAAAAGAAAAGACGCATGTAAGTAAAACTACATTCGAATTTGCTAAGAGATGGTTTCATAAAGAAGAGGAGATCACAGGATTTAGTGTTCCAGGATTGTTGTCAGTGTGGAGAAGCTACCCACTGCTGCACAACTTTCTAGCAAACCAATCATCACATGGATGAACTCTACCTATAGGACAGCATCCGGATCTAATCCTGGCAATTCATAAGGTTATACATGGCGATAAGTTTATCTTTGAGAAAACTAATCGTATGTGTAAACTTTATGAAGTGTTCAACTGGACTCTTACTTTAAAAAGTAGGAATAAGACGGGTTACTTAGGCTTGCATGAAAGCTTGCTTAAGCAATTCGGCCTCAATCTCTTTGAAAGGACCACTTCTGGTCCGGTGGATATCATCGAATTGATATACACTGAATCAAAGAAATATCTAGTTGAAAGGGATCTGTACACCTTTCAGAAAGACGCTTATATAGTTAATGATAAACTAAATAAGATGGTCTCTGATAGGATAACAGAGGCTTGCGCTGATCAAGCGACAAGTGAGTTTCTAAAAGAAACTCTTTCGGTAGTCTTGAATTGAAACCACCCCATGGTACAATGCTTAAATAGCATGATAGATAGGTCCACAGAATTCTTAATGAATTACTGGGATCCTGATATATCAGCCGACTTTTTATTCGAAGCCGGGCTATCTAAGTATCATGTATCACGGGGGGTCTTCTCCGCCCGTAGATCAGTAAGTATTTCACTTGCTGAATCTGCGGTCCTTAAGGCTTACTTGAAGGTAGCATCAGAATACTGTTCGGGGAAATTAACTCCTTCCCTTAATGAACAGGGATTCTGGGTGCTAACATCAAGTCCTCCATAATAGCAGAACACTCGTATGAGATATATGAGTGCGGTCTGGGAAAAGAGCTTTTCAATTGTGCAACCACACGAAAGAAAGGCGCTTACCTCTTAAAAGTTAACACTGATTTAAAACAGTGAGAAGATATAGGAGGGGCCTTCCAGACTTGTTCCCTCTCTCTGAAAGAGAGAG